CTTTATGTTGAAGGTGAGGAAGACGCACACTTTTCAAGTGGTGTTTATTCTTTATTATACGATGAATGGCAACACAAACCTGAAAAAGGTGATACTAAAATCGATAAAGATACTGTAGAACGCAAGGCTCAACAATGGATGGATATCATCGATGGTGTTTTAGAAAATATTGAGGATGAGGATATTGAAGACGCTAAAGAATTGGTTGAGAAATACAAAGAAAAATTAAGAAAGTTCAGAACCTGTGGACTTGAGAAAAACGGAGAATATTCATCTGAAAATTTGGTATTCAAAATACTAAGAAGAAACGGTTATTTAGAAAAATTAAGAGGTGCTTCACACAAGATCTTGGAAAAAGGTTTGTCTATGAAGCAATAAATACTGAATAATAAAAATATTCTTAGATTACGATATATTTATTAAGAAAAAAATAATTCACATTAAATAATATAATTATGGCAGGATTAAGACCTATCGGTAGTGAGAAACTTGAGGGAATGGATAAAATTAGACGTATTATGGAAATAGCACGTTATAATGAAAATATTCCTCAATCGGTAAACGAAACAAAATCTACTGAATATAAAATTTCTTTAGCTGACGGCAACTCTTACGAAATCGTAAAAGAAAGACAAGGATATATCATCAAACAAAACATTAACGAATCAGAAAATGAGTATATTGAACCTATACAAAATAGAAAATATTACTCTTCATATTCTCAGGCTTTGAAAAGGTTGAACTTGATGACTAAGGAAATAAATACTCTTCACGAAAACGAAGAAGGAACACCGCTCTTGGGCGAGCAAAAAAAAAAGTTCATACTAAAGACTAAAAAACCTAAAGCTCAAGAACCTGTTGCAGAACCTGCACTTGAGCCAGCACCGGCTCCTGTAATGCCAGAACCTCCTGTAACGGAACCAACACCTGAATTACCACCGGCACCTGAAATGGGAGTTGAAGGAGAAATGCCACCAGCACCTGAAATGGGAGCTGAAGGAGAAATGCCACCAGCACCTGAAATGGGTGGCGAAGAAATGCCTGAAATGGGTGGTGAAGAAGAAATGCCAGACTTTGGAGCCGAAGAAGAAATGGATATCGATGTTGAAGAAAAACCAAGAGAGAAGAAAGTTTCTGACATTAAACGAATCCAAATTTTAGTTGGTAAATTATCACAAAAAATCAGATCTTACGAAGAAGAGAAAGAGTTATCCGCTCAAAATGTAAAATATATCATCAATTCAATTTTATCTGCGATTGATGTAGATGTGTTAGATGAAGATGATATTGAGGAAATCATATCAAAATTAGAAGGTGGTGACGAAGACGAGGATACTGACGAAGGAATGGAGGATATGGAAATTGAGGACGAAGAGGTCGTTGATGATGAAGTCGCTCCTGAACCACCAGCAGAACCTGAAATGGGTGAAGGTTATGATAGTATTGCAGATGCATTCCAAGATTATATGGGTGGTGCCTATGCTAACGTTGCAATGAGAAATATGCAGGGTGAAAAGACTGAAGAAGTTTACGAAGCGGATCTTGTTGACGATTATCATAAAGATAGAAGAAAAGGAAGAAAACATTTCCATTACCCTGAAGTAGATAGTTTCTCACACGGAACCTTCAACGAATCTTCAGTTGACAAAGTATTATCTAAGTATTTTACGTTAAACGAAGAAGATCAAAAAGAATTAAAACTAAACCAAGAAAGAAAAACAAGTTTAGTTTACAAACAAAACAAAGAAAACGTTATTAGATTGTCAGAATCTGCAGATCAGTTAGATATCGCGTTAGAATACATTTCCAAAAACCCAAGAGTTAAATTGATGGGTATATCAAATAAAGGAAATTTAATCTTTAAAGAAGGAATTAACGAAGTTAAAATCACGAAAAGAGGAGATATCATATGAGTCGATTGATTTATATAAACGGAATGGGACCAAACTTTAGAGGTGATAACATATATGAATTTATCTTCTCTGACACTTTAGAAGTATTTGGTGAAAATTGGGAATCAAAACCTGCAAATGGTTATCCGTTACCTCCTGATATGGAGTATATAAAAAAAGTCGGGACTTTAATTAATGAAGATATTACATTTGAATTGGTGCAAGATTCAGATGTATTTTCTGTGATCGATTCTATGGATAATGTGATCGCCTTAGGGTGGGAAAAAGAAACTGACGATATTGATTTTTCTCTAACTAAAAGATTGGTATTCCATTTTGGTGATACCGAAGAAGAAGTCAAAAATAAACTATATGAAAGAGATATAGTATTACAATTTGAAAAAGAAGTTGTTTATGAAAAATAAAAAAAATGTTAATTATTTAATTGGGAAAGGTTTATCTGAAAAAACGGTCGCCAATCTAAGCGAATCTCAAATTAAACTTCTTGTTGAAAAATTCAAAAAAGAAAATAAAGAACAGGTTGAGGTAACGACAACTGTCTATGATACCACAGATCCTGAACAAAAGAAAAAATTAAATCAGGCTTTACAAGATCCTACAAAATTACAAGGACAAAGTATACAAGTTAAAGAAACTGAAATGACCGAAGATGAAACTGATGATGTGACATCAAGTGATGCTTTAGGTAAAGATGCCGAACAATCATATACAGGTCAAGAATCACCTCACGATGCGAATGATATGGCGGATGATGGTATGGATGACGATTCTAGTGATGATAGATCCATGATGGGTATGGCAGAATCTACATTAAACGAGAAATTTGAGTCTAAGGCTCAACAAGGTTTGTTTTGGGCACGTTGCAATAAGTGTTCTAGTAAAAATTGTAAATGGTGTAAAATGGCGAAAGAATTTTCGGACTCAACATCAAAAAAACAATACAAAACAATGCCCGAGAAAAAACACCCCGAAAAAACTGTAAAAGTTAAAGGGAAGACAAATGAAGGTTTAGAAAAATTTTTAGAAAAAAAAATTATCGATATGGTTGAGTCGAACATCAACCCAAAGATGACAAAAAAAGATTTGATTGAGGCGATAAAAAAAAAGTCTAAAAAAACCCCAAAATCGGATTCTATGATTATCCGTAAACCTAAAAAACTCACAATGTTTTCAGATGAGGCACCTATGGAATTACCAATTGGTAAAATGTTCTCAATAGGGAAAAAGTAATCTTTACAACAAAAACCCCTAATTGATATTTATTAGATATGGGTTTAACTAAAGAACAAGTAATGATTGAGTATGTGAAGTGTTTACAAGACACTCCATACGCATTAAGAACATACCTACAAACTTATGATAACACGGTTTCAAAGTATGTACCACTAGAATTATTTCCCGATCAAATTTCATTATTACAAGATTATGAAGATTATGAGGAAAACATAGCACTAAAATATCGCCAAGCGGGTGTATCAACAGTAACCGCAGCTTGGATATCTAAACGATTAGTATTTGCGAAGAAAAATCAACCTGAAAAAATATTGATTATTGCCAACAAACTTGATACGTCAATGGAAATGGCAAATAAGATTAGAGCCTTTGTTGATCAATGGCCTAATTGGGTTGGTGCGGGTTTCGCAGCTGAAAAGAATTCACAAAGACACTACAAACTAACTAACGGATCTGAGGTAAAAGCGGTGGCGACCTCAAAAGATGCCCTTCGTGGATTTACCCCTACAATTCTTGTATTTGATGAGGCGGCGTTTATCGAAGCTGATAGTGATTTTTGGGCTGCTTGTATGGCATCCCTATCTACGGGTGGTAAGGTAATCGTGGTATCAACACCAAACGGATATGACCCAATTTACTATGAGATATATGATCAGTCATTGAAGGGGATGAATAACTTTAAAATCTCTGAAATGTATTGGTATCGAGATCCGAGATATGCGAAAGATTTGTATTTGGTACCAACAGACGATTTAATTCATTATCTACTTAACATCGATGATTTTGACACCTCAAAAAATATTTCATTTGCACACGTAGACCCATATGAAAGAGATTATGAAGAATTAAGTATGTTTTTCAAACAAGGATACAAACCATGTTCTTCTTGGTATGAAAAAATGGTTAAAAAACTTAAATACGATAAACGTAAGATAAACCAAGAGTTAAATTGTGAATTCTTGGGTTCAGGTGATAACGTATTTGATAACAAACAATT